CGCAACGGCTTCTGGCTGACGATCCCGACGGCAGCCGCCGGCAAGTCCCGCCGTGGCGGCCGGATCAGCCCGGTCGAGTGGGAGCGCCGCACGGGTCTGCGCCTGCGCTTCGTTTATCGCCGCTCCGGCCCAAGCCTTCTGGTCGCCGAGGGGCGGCTCAACAAGGGTGGCCGTGCGGTTGCCTCGCGCTCGAAGACTGGTCGCGGCCTGACCACCGTGCCGATCTTTCTGCTGGTCCCGCAGGTCAAGCTGCCGAAACGGCTGGATCTCGACCGTGACACCGCGCGGGCGCATGACAGCCTGCCGGGTCTGATCGTAGCGAACTGGGTGGACGAGCGGTTTGGGTGACGGTTGGGTGCGTCAATGCACATTGGTCAACCCTTCAGAGCGGCGAATCCGATCTGCCTTGCTTTTAAACCGGTGGTCCAAAAGGTAACCTGCCTTGAGGATTGACGTTGAAACGCGCCGTGAAAACCCATGCCGACGACCGCAAGATTGCAACAGGACAACGCCTTTCTGCTGAAAGCCCAGCAGCAGTTTCGGCGGGCAGCAGATGTGGTGACGGAGGCATGGTCGACTTTCCCTGAGGTGATGACGATCGCGGTCATCGGGTCGGTTGCCAGGCCCCTGTGGAAGGAAGTCCCGCGTTTTGCGCCATACCGGCGTCGTGGCATACCGCTCTGGCATGAATGCAAGGATCTGGACCTGGCTCTATGGCTCGATGATTTGACCAATCTTGGCGCGTTGCGGCGCGCAAAGGCAGCGGCGCTCCGAAGGGAGCATGAACAGCAGCCGGACTTTGGCGTTGCGGATCATCAGATCGACATCTTCCTGTTCGAGCCGGGAACAGATGCCTATCTTGGACGCCTCTGCAACTTCAACCGCTGCCCAAAAGGGCGGCCGGAATGCACAGTCCCGGGCTGTGGAACTGTGCCGTTCATGCGCCGGTTTGCGGATTTCTCGGTGTGGTCCGATATCCTCTCGGATGCGGACAACGCGACGCTATACACGCGAGATGGCGGCATCCAGCGTTCGGCCTTGACCCTGGCCGAACCTCTCGACGGTCCGTAATCGTCGCAACTCGCTACCGGCCAAGCTGCGATCTGCATGCCCATCCGCTTTCAGCAACCAAACCCGAGAAGCCCTTCATGCCCTCGACCCGCGAGACGATCCTTGCTGCGCTGACGGCGCAGCTGACCGCGCAGGCCGGGGCGGAGGTCCGGCGCAACGCGACGCTGCCCGAGCGGGTGCCGGCCGAAGGGCTGGTGGTCGTGCGCGACGGCAACCCGGGCGAACCGGACGTGACGCTGAGCCCGTGGCGGGCCTATTACCGGCACCGCGTGGAAATCGAGGCGTTCATGCCGCCGGGGGCGGCGGAAGTGGCGCTCGATGCGCTCATCACCCGCATCGGGGCCGCGCTGGCGCATGATGACAGCCTTGGCGGGCGGGTCGAGCTGATGACGGCCACAGCTCCGGAACTGCAGCCCGTTCCGGTGGAGGGCGGCGCGCCGTTTCTCGCCGCGGCGCTGGCGGTGACGCTGGAATACCAGGTCAGCGACCCGCTGAGCGGGTGAGCGCGCCCAACGGGCGCATTTTTCGAACATCACAGGAGGACCAGCATGGGCAAGCAACGCGCCTATGGCGCCGATGCCACACTCAGGGCGGTGCGCGAGACGCATTATGGCGGGGCCACCACCGGCCCGGTGCGCGCGCTCGATTTCAAGACGGCAGATCTGTCGGCGAGCATCCCGCTTGGCGACGACCCGCTTCTGGGGCGCGGGCGCAACGCGCAGGACCCCTATCGCGGGCTGGTCACCGATGAGGGCCAGCTGGAGATCCCGTTCGATCTGCAGGGCACCGGCTGGTGGATGACGGCGCTGTTCGGCGATCCGCAGACCACGCCACAGGCGGCAACGGGGCGGATCACCTTTGCGGACAATCCCGCGCCGGGCGACACGCTCACGCTGAACGGGATCACCTGGACCCTTGTTGCGGGCGTGGCTGCCGGCGACGAGACGGAAATCGGCGCCACGCTGGCCGATACGCTCGCCGCGCTTGCCGCGGATCTCAACGCCACCACCGATCCCTCCATTGCGGTCGCGAGCTACACGGTCGAGGACGACACGGCGCTGGTGATCACCCATGATACCACCGGCCCGGACGGCAACGCCTTTACGCTGGACGCCTCAGTTGCACAGCGCGCCTCCCCAACGCTAACCGGCGGCGGCTACCGCCATGTCTGGCGCAGCGGGGCCGACAGCATCCCGTCCTTCCTGATCGAGATCGGGCACCCGAAGCTTACGAACCCGGTCTTTTTTCGCCATGCGGGCGCGGTGCTGGAGGAGCTGTCGTTTCAGATGGGCCAGGAAGGGCCGGCCAATGCCACCGTCTCGGTCGTGGCGCAGGGCGAAGAGACCGCGAGTGCGACGCTGGACGCAAACCCTGCCGCCTTTGCGCTGCGCCGCTTCAGCCAGGGGCGCGGGCGCATCGCGCGGGCAGGATCACCGCTGGCGGGGGTCACGGCCGGATCGCTGACCTTCTCCAACGGCATCGAGCGGGTGCGGTCGATCCGCGAGGATGGCCGCATCGATGGCGCCGATCCGACCCTTGCTACCTGCGAGGGATCGCTGACCGTGCGCTTCGATGGCGAGACGCTGATGGCTGAAGCCGCCAGCGGCGATCCGGTCGCGCTGGTCTACGGCTTTGCGATGGCCGAGGGCTATGCGCTCAGCTTCACCCTGCCGCGGGTCTACCTGCCCAAGCCGAAGTATTCGATCACCGGCCCCGCCGGGGTCGAGGCGAGTTTCGACTGGCGCGCCGCCGCCGATGCGACCGGCGTGATGCTCGAGGTCGCGCTTCTCAACGATATCCCAACCCATGGAGACCCTTGATGATCCGTCTCGACCTGTCCGCGTCGCCCGACTGGCTCGATCTCGGCCACGGTGTGCAGCTGCGCGTGGCGCCCATAACCACCTCACTGATGAACCGGGCCCGCGAGGAGCCGATCCTCGCGGAGCTGCCGGAAGAGGCCAGCGCGAACCGGCGCGGCATAGCCCTCGCAAAGGCGCTGGCGCGGGTGGCCGTGGATGACTGGGCCGGCGTGCATGACGCCGAAGACGCGCCGGCCGAACTCACCCCCGAAGGGCTCGACGCGCTGCTCGAGATCGTGCCGATCTTCGAGGCGTTCCAGCTGCGCTACGTGGCGCCGGGCCTGCATCTGGAGCAGGAAAAAAACGCCTCAGCGCCCTCGCCGAGTGGCACTTCGGCGGGGGCGCGCAATACTGCAACAACTGCCCGCAAATCTGCGAAGCCTGCCCGGCGCGGCAAAACGCGCCGCTGACGCGCGAGGGCATACTGGCCTGGGATGTCGCGCAGGCGGCCACAGGCCAGCTGCGCGTCGCGGAGGGCGCGGTGCTCGGCTGGGACATGGGCGCGGTGCTGGCCATGGCCGCAGCTGCCGGGCTCGACCCACGTGCGGCTGTCGAGCTGCTGCCGGTGATCGAGGCGGCGATGGTGCGCGCGGTCAACGCGCAGATCCGGGCGCAGGGCCCGCAATAGGCGTTTACGCCGTCCAACATCAAAAGATCGGGGGCCAGCAGCATGACCAGCGCGTCCAAACAGGTCACGGTTCGGCTGGCGGCCGAGGGCGGCCGGCAGGTCCGCGCCGAGCTCAAGGGCATTGGCGACGACGGCGCCACCGCCTTCCAGCGGCTGAGCTCGGAAATGGAAGCCGCCAATGCGCGCGCCGACCGGTTCTTCCGCCGGCTGCGGATCGCGGCGGCGGCCGGTGCTGCGGCCGTGGGGGCTGCGGCCACGGCGATGATCCGCAGCGGGCTGCAGATCGTCGACAGTCAGGCCAAGCTGGCGCAGTCGCTGGGCACCACTGTCGCCTCGATCCAGACGCTGGAGCGCGCGGGCGAGCTGGCGGGCGTGTCGATGTCGGGCATCGAGCAGGCCACCAAGGATCTGACGCGCCGTCTCAGCCAGGCCGCGGCCGGGACCGGCCCCGCCGCCGACGCGCTGGACAGGCTGGGGCTGTCGGCGACCGACCTGATCGCGCTGCCGCTCGATGAGCGTGTGGGGGCGATCAATGCGGCCATCGAGGACTTCGTCCCCGCTGCCGAGCGCGCGGCGGTGGCGGGTCAGCTTTTCGGCGAGGAAGGCTCTATCGCGATGAGCCGGATCGACACCGCTACGCTGCGCCAGGCGACGAAAGACGTGCGCGCCTTCGGCGTCGTGGTCTCCGCACAGGACGCCGCACAGATCGAACGGACCAACGATGCGATTTCGCGGCTGGGGCTGATCTGGCGCGGGCTGGCCAACCAGCTGGCCGTCGCCGCGGCTCCGGCGCTGGAGGCCGTGGCCGACGCGATGGCGGCACTCGCGGAGCGCAGCGGCCCGGTGGGGCGCGCCATCGAGCTGGTGCTGGGCAATCTCGACCGGCTGGCCGCGACGCTCGCGGCGACAGCAACACTGGTGGCCGGTCGCTTTGTTGCCGGGCTTGCGGCCGCAGCTGTCAGTGTGCGCGGGCTGGCCACGGCGCTGGCGCTGCTGCGCGGGGCGCTCATGCGGCTGCCCTTTGTGGCGCTGGTGATCGGCGCGCAGGAGCTGATCCTGCGCTTTGGCCGGCTGGTCGCGGCGGCGGGGAGTTTCTCCGATGCCCTCGATCTGCTGCGCGGCGTGGCGTCGGAGGTCTGGGATCGCATGGGCACCGGCGCGCGGGCGCTCGGGGCGACGGTGGCGGCAGCATGGGCCGGGATCCGCGCCAGCGTGGCAGACGGCGTGCAGGCCAGCCTGGATGCGGTGGCACGCGGCGCGTCGCTGATCATCAACACCTGGCGCGGGGCGTTCGCGGCCACGCAGGCGATCTGGTCCGATCTGCCGGCCGTGCTGGGCGAGGTCGTGACCGGTGCGGCCAATGCCATGGTGCGCGGCGTGGAGCGGTTGCTGAATGCCGTTATCGGACGCGTGAACCGCTTCATCGCGGGGATCAACAAGATGCTTGCCGCATTGCCGGCATGGGCCGTGGGCGACGGCGGGCTGCGCATCGGGGCGCTGGACGATGTCAGCCTCGGGGACCTCGAGAACAGGTTCGCGGGCGCGGCGCGTGATGCCGGCGGCCGGGCGGCGGAGGCGTTCACGCAAGCCTTCGAGCGCGACTACCAGATCCCCGATCTCGGGCTGGGGGCCTATGCCGAGGAGGCGCGCGCCACGCAGGACGCCCTGCGCGGCGTGGCCGAGGAACTGCGCGGGGCAGCAACCGGGCCGCTGGAGTCGGTCGAGGCGATCCGCGAGGTGCTGGCTCGCACCTCGGAGGCGGCCGATGCGTCAGCGGACTCCGTCGCCGGGATCGGGGACGCCTTCGACGGTGTCTCTGGTGCCGGCAAGGATGGTGCAGCGGGTGGCAGCGGTACTGGCGGCGCGGCTGGTCGTGCTGCCGAGGCCGCGACGACCGCCGGCAACGCGATCGCGGCGGCGGGCGAGACGGCGGCGCGGGGCTGGGATGCCGTCTCAGACAGTCTGCAGGGCTATGCCGACAGCGCGATGCAAACCGGCCGGCAGATCGGCGACGCGCTGGTCAGCGCGTTTCGCGGCGCCGAGGACGCGCTTCTGACGCTGGTCACGAAGGGCAAGGTGGATTTCCGCGATCTGGCGAACTCAATCCTGGAGGACATCACCCGCATCGCGCTGCGCTCGGCGGTGCTCGGCCCCCTCGCCAATTGGCTGGGCGGCGCGCTTGGCGGTATCGGCGGCGGTCTCGGAGGTAGCCTTACCGCGGCGGTGGCGCATTCCGGTGGCGTGATCGGTGTCTCGGCGCTGCCGCAGCGGCAGGTGCCCGCCATGGCCTTCGCCGGGGCACCCCGACTGCACGCGGGCGGCATGGTCGGGCTCCAGCCGGAAGAGGTCCCCGCAATCCTGCAGCGCGGCGAGCGGGTCCTGTCCCGCCGCGAGGTGGCCGAGGGACAGCGTGGTGGTGGTGGCGACCGCGGCGGCGGTGTCACCGTCAACATGACCATCACCACGCCCGATGCCGACAGTTTCCGGCGCTCGCAGGGCCAGATCACGGCCGAGATGAGCCGCGCCATCGCCCGGGCACGGCGCAATCGGTAGTGCCAGTAGATAAGGCAATCCATGACCGACTTTCATGATGTGCAGTTTCCGGCCACCATCGCCTACGGGGCCAGTGGCGGGCCGCGGTTCCTGACCGCTATTACCGCCACGCAGAGCGGGCGCGAGCAGCGCGTGGCGCAGTGGCAGCGCTCGCGCGGCGAATGGAACGTCTCGACGGGCATCCGCTCGCGCGCCGACGTCGCGGCATTCCTCGCCTTCTTCTACGCCCGGCGCGGCCGCGCGCACGGGTTTCGCTTCAGGGACTGGACGGATTTCCGGGCGGCCGGCCAGCTGCTCGGAGTTGGCGACGGGGAACGGACCGCGTTCCAGCTTGTCCGGCGCTATGACAGCGGCGGCGCGGTGCACGAACGCCGGATCACCAGGCCGGTCGCCGGAACCCTGACCGTTTACCGGGACAATACAGAAGTGACCAATGGCGTGTCGATCGATCACGCCACCGGAGTAGTGACCTTCTCGAGTGCGCCCGACGCGGGAACAGAGATCACAGCGGATTTCGAGTTCGACGTGCCGGCGCGGTTCGACACCGATGCCGCCGATCTCACCGTCGAGACCTTCGAGATGCAGCAATGGGGCCGCATCACCGTGGTGGAGATCCGCGAATGAAGGTGATGTCATGAAGACGGTCTCCCCCGAACTGGCTGCGCATCTCGAGGGCGATGTGCTCACGCTGGCCACCTGCTGGCGGCTTGCCCGCCGCGACGGGGTGGTGTTTCGCGCCACCGATCACGATGGCGATCTCGAAGTCGAGGGCGAGACCTACCGCGCCCGCGCAGGGTATTCGCGCACCGCCGTGGCCTCCGAGGC